TCATTTTTACAGCGCCTGTATATTGTGTTTAAAATTAGTTTATTGAAAAGCATGAATAAATCAGCCGTTTTAAGATGTAATGGATCACTGGTATTGGGAATAATCATGGGACTGCATGGGGCTACCTTTGATACGGTGAGATGTGGGCAGGGCAAGGGATTTTGGTTATGGGGTTGAAGTGAGGCAGGATTGCGACTTTTTTAGAGAATGATGTGAAAATGGGTTTTGAGGCTATTAGGTTGCGAATAGCCTCTTTTAGTTTAAGAGATGTTTAAAAGTTTTTAAATTGTGGTTTTAGCTTTGTTTATAGCCTGGTCTAGCGTGTTGAATTCTTTGTTGTTGAATATGTACTTCTTGCCTCTCATTTTTATCTTGTATTTTACCATCAGCTTTATCACGTCGGCTTTCTTTCTTGCGGGAAGGGCTGGATGCTGTTTGGCTGGTGGTTTTTGTTGTTTTAGTGTTTGGATTAGTTCCCAGAGGAGTTTGTTGGTTTCGTTTGTGTTGGTGGCGATGTCGTTTAGCTGGCTGGCTATGTCTTTGAATAGTTTGGTGGTTTCTGTGGTCTGACTTAGGAGTCTGGTCATTTTGCCGGACATGCTGTATATAATGAAGGGCATAAAAAACCATAGTACTGCTAGAACCGCTAGTAGTATCATCCATAGGCCGCTGAGACCTGCTAATATTTCCATTTTGTTATCCTTGGTTGTTTGTTGGTACACCAGCAGGATGAGTGTTATTAGGCAAAGCAATTGCGGAGCCAGGCAAGGAGCCTGGAAGTCTTACCTGCAATTGTGCTGGTGTGGGTTTATTATAGTGTGTTCTTGTTGTTTTGGCTGTAGGATTTTTCCTATTTGTTTGTCGGATTTTATGGTTTATTGCTTGCCCTGGTTAGTTTGCTTTGTTTTTTGCATTGATGGCGGATGCTGTTTCGCTTATTAGCTTTGCCCCTTCTGCGGTTAAGTTGAATGTGTGCTGCAATAGCATAGAGAGTGTTACTATTGCTTGTTTCATGCTGTCGGGGCTTCCGTCAGCCATTTCAATCAGGCTGATCACCTGAGCTTTTAATAGCTTCTCTGTTTCTTCTGGTGGCCGCTTACTGGCGGTCTTTTGCGCCATTTCTATCAATGGTTCTTTAATATATTGTCCTGTGTCTTCCTGTTTTATTTCGTTTTTTCCATGAATACCGCTGGTTTTATTGCCTTTTCCTGTAATCAGCCATTCGATTGATACATTTGCTGCTTTAGCCATAACAGTTAAAGGTTCTACCTTGCATTGGTTTTTACCAGCTAGAATCCTATTTAGTTGTGATTCAGACAAGCCTGTTATCTCACAAGTGCTTTTTTTTCCACCAATTTTTCTTGTAACATCACTAATGCGTGTTTCAATGCCATTAGTGAATATCTTAGGCGAGTTTAAATTCTGATCTTCTTGTTTCATTGCTCGTAACCTATTGAATGTAAGTGTATTAATGCGTATTTCTTGCTCACTAATGACTTTGAGGTATTTAAACTAAATCATAAATGCTTGACTGTTACGCATTAGAGCCTTACACTTGCTGCATGAAATATATAAATAGCACAAAAAAACAGCCTTTAGAAGACTGGCATAAAGCTGACATAGTTGCGGCTTTGCACAAACGTGGCCTTACACTGCGCAAGCTATCTGTTGCTCAGGGTTTTGCTCCTACATCATTGTCTGCTGTATTGCATAAGCAAGTTCCAAGCTGGCAGAAACTAATAGCCGAAATTCTCGACGTTTCTCCTTTGGAAATATGGCCGTCCCGCTATGATGTGGATGGGCTGCCTATTGATAAGCGAAAAAAATCTTATCAGCTAAATAATAACACTCCAGCCCAGTCTGGAAAAGGAAAAAAGCAAGGAGGCAATAATCATGCGACGGGCTAAAGATATGCTGACAATTGACATGTTTGAAATCCCACGGCCTGAGGGCGGATTGCCCGGCAGTATGGGGTATGGTTTGGAATCCTCTAACCTGGTGAGTCATGTGCTTAAATCCGCTGACAGTGACCGCTATGCTGTTGCTGCTGATATGAGCCGTTTAGCTGGTAAAGAAATTTCTAAAAATGTTCTGGATGCCTGGTCGTCTGGTGCTCGTGATGATCACAATATTCCTTTTTATCTGGTGCCTGTATTAGAAAAAGCCTGCCATAGCCATGAGCTAACCAGCTGGCTGGCTGATAAGCGAGGGGCTAAAGTTTTGTTTGGTCGGGAAGCCTTTGACGCTGAGATCGGTCGTCTGGAACGCAAGAAGGCAGAAGCGACGCAGCAGATTAAGGCGCTTAAAAAACAAATGGGAGAGTCAGAATGAAGGCAACAATAGCAGAGCGGCTTATAGTGAACGGTGGAACCACTAATCTTGATTGTCTGTCAGATCACCTTTGGGCTATGCAACAAAACTTAGGGCGTAAAAATTTTCAAAACACCAGAGAAAATGAATTGCTGAATGAACTTGATGGTTTGCTGAGAGAAGCTAAAAAAGTCAGCATTGAAAATGGTGCCTCTGATTATGATTGAAAAGCAAGAATGGTATAGCGCAAAGGAATTGGCGGGCATAGGTGGAATGCCTAGTACTGTGCAAGGAGTCATTAAGCGAGCAAAAAAGAATGACTGGGTTGTGCGTAGTAAAGAAAGGGTCAAAGGGAATGAATATCACATTGATAGTCTGCCAATTGAATCCCAGCTAGACCTATTAAAACCTTACCACGATGCAGTAGCCCGTGCAGGTTATGACAATCTGGAAATAAAAACAGGCGCTTTGGAAACTAAAACAGCCAGTCTGGGAACCAAAGCAGAAAAACCGTCCGCGTTTACTTATGACTCCCAGATCCTTTGGGACAACGCCACCGGGCACTCACAGAAAAAACGTGATGAAGGCTTACGCCGTGCTCGTTTGCTGGGTGAGGTGATGAGCTGCAAGCATGGCGGTGAAAGTGTGCTTCAGGCGTTTAAAACCGTGGCGGCGCGTCATGAAATGAGTCCATCCAATCTAAAAAACTGGTATTACGGGGTGAATAATGCTCAGGGTGCCAGACATTATGAGCAGAACGACTGGGCAGCGGCTTTGATTCCTATGCATCATGGCAGCACCAGTAAGCCGGATGCCTGTCATGCCAGAGTCTGGGGATTTTATTGCAGTCACTACCTGCAACGTAGCCGTCCTTCTTTTAAGAGTGCTTATCGTCGTGCGGAGGCTATTGCTAAGGAAAACGGCTGGGCAATTATGGGTGAAAGTGCTATGCGGCGTAAGCTTCAGCGTGAAGTTTCTTTGCATACGATTGTTTTGATGCGTGAAGGGCCTGTCGAAGCGAACAGACTCTTTGTTAAACAGAAACGTGATAAAAGTTGCTTTGCGGCAGGTCAGGCTGTTACTGGTGATGGTATGAAGTTTGACAAAATATGGGTGGACTGGGGTGATGAAATTATTAACACCACTACTATCTGGGTTTGGGCAGATATTCGCACCAATTATATGATGTCTTATCGTATTGCTAAAACAGAGAATACGGATCTGTTCCGGCTTGCCACTTATGACCTGCTGGGCTTGAGTCTGCCGGAATATATGCAGATAGATAATACTCGTGTCGCTGCTAATAAGGCGATGACAGGGCAACTAAACCATCGTTACCGCTTTAAAAAGAAAGAGACTGATCCTATTGGAATGCTGCAACTGCTGGGTATTGATGTGCATTTTACCAACCCGGATCACACCGTCTCTAATCCAGGGGTAAAACCCATAGAGCGCAGCTTTGGTATTGGCGGTTTGCATAGCGAAGTTGCCACCAGCCCACTCCTAAAAGGCCAGGGCTTTAGTAAAAAAACTGCTGTCAGTATTGATTTGTTGCGTGAGATTGTTGCCGGTGAAGTGAATCGTTTTAATGAGCGAACCAAGCGGAACACGCCGGTTTGTGGTGGCGTGATGTCCTTTAAACAGGCATTTGATGAATCTTTTAGTCAGTCAACAGTAAGAAAGGCGACTCAATCACAGCGTGAAATCCTGCTGTTAATGCCTGAAATGGTACATGCCAGCAGGACTAATGGAGAGATATCACTCAAAGCCAGCAAAGGGCCTAACGGTAAAAACCGTTACTGGTCAATGGAGTTGGCAGAGCACAAAGGCCAGGATCTGCAAGTCTTCTATGACCCTGAAAATTTGGGTGACGACATTGTTGTATACAACAAAAATCAGATGCGTATCTGCAAAGCTCAGCTTATTGTTGATGCAGGATTTAATGATACCGGCTCAGCCCGGGAACACGCCAAATTTACCCAGCGTAATAAAAAGGCCGTTAAGAAAATTGCTGAGAATACTATTCGTATGGATGAGCTGGAACGTGCGGCATTATATGAATCTACTTTGAATAATGATGATATTGAAGTGCCGGAAGTTGCTGTTGTAGCGGGCAATTTTAAACAGACTAAAAAGGTGGTTAAAGGCGAGATTATAGACAGTGAAACACCTGAGGATATGAGCCTAAACTTTCAAAATGTAATTGGAACAATGAGGGAGAATTGGGGAAAAGACGAATTTGATGAATAAAACACAAATAAAACTGTAATTTTATTTGTGTTAAACAACTTTTTAACTAAAACACTAAAACAGTACAACAGGAGTATAAACCATGTCAGGTAAAAATGACACATTAAACACAGAACTGATTGACCGTGTTCGCGGTGAGATCAGCCAGTCTGAATTGAGTCAGACTGATGCAGCTAAAAAAATCGGTATTAGTACAACCATTATCTCACAATGGCTCAAAGGGAAATACCCTGGAGACAATGCAGAGGTTAATAAAAAAGCAGAACGCTGGCTTGCTGCTTGTACAGAGCGTCGGGGTTCCATTGCTTCTATGCCTGCCCCACCTGCCTGGGTAGAAACACCCACAGCAAAAAAAATTAACGCCACATTTTCTTATGCTCAGATGGCTAGTGTTATGGGTATCGTTTATGGCGGTGCCGGAGTCGGTAAAACCGTAACCTGTGAGTACTATGCCAGGCAATATCCTAACGTCTGGCATATTGAACTGATGGCAGATGCCGGCGGCAAGCTGGAATGCGCTCGTGAAATCTGTGATGTGATGGGCTTAACCGCTACCGGCAATGCCTCACAGCTGCGCCGGGATATCGTCGGTCATGCCAAAGGTTCTCAGGGGCTGCTTATTATCGACGAGGCGCAATTTTTAAAACCCTTATCGCTTGAAATGATGCGCGGTATCTGGCGGCAGGCTGGTATCGGTGTAGTGCTGGTGGGTAATGAGGTAGTTTATGCCCAGCTCACTGGCGGACAACGTGCTGCAAGTTTTGCCCAACTCTTTAGCCGTATCTCAAAAAAACAGAGGCTTAATAAGCCGTTAAAAGGGGATGTGCTGCAATTGGCTGATGCCTGGCAGGTGCAGGGTAAAAAAGAGCGCGATCTACTCTGGGATATTGCTAATAAAAATGGGGCTTTACGCAGTCTGACCGAAGTGCTGCGCTTAGCCAGCATGTATGCCGGAGCAGAGGCTTTATCAGGCCGTTATATTAAAGCGGCTTGGAATGAACTTGGAGGAATGCAATGAAACCGAACTCAAACGTGGTGCATTTAATACCAAAAACAAAACAGCACCCTAATCATAATTTATTTAATCTGGTCTTAACCGACACGCTTAATGCTGTTAACTGGCTGGCTGATAACGGCTATACCATTATTGACGTGGTTGTGCCAAAAAATGAAGCAGGCCGGCACAAAATACCAACAATCACAATAGAGAACAGCCCTTTGTGTACTCATTTAACCGTAATACACACGGAAACATTCACCATTAAAGAAACGGGGAATGTTTATAAAATGTATGGTGCATTAGTGCATGAATGCAGCGTGCTATGGAGAGTTAAATTATGAGCGTAATAAAGATAACTACCATTCTGCGCAATGGATGGAGAATGGAGATGCATGGCTGTAATGAGGATATGAATACGGGAGACCCCTGCGAGCCTTATTACTCATGCACTTTTTATTCACCGATTTGTGCTGCTAAATATGTGTTTGATCGCTGGTCCTGCTGTTGTTATTTGAGTACAGAAATTCTTTATGGACGGATACCACAACTGATGCCGGTCAATGCCGGGCATAAAGCAAAATGGCAGGCTTTTTACAGCCTGTGCCGGGCGATTTTAAACAAACTTGAGCGCGGTAATGATGTCGTGCTCACTAACCCAGATACCGGCGTTAGGGTCTGGGCTGCTAAAGCAAAACAGGAGACTTGATATGTATACACCTATCATTGATATTTTAATAAATGGCAATATAACACGCATAAAACTCAGTCAGCACAATACTATTATCGGTGCTGTTAAGGAGCGACAGAGCTACATAAAAGAGCATGGCTATCGCTCATCTCAGTTTTTAAACAACGTGTTTGACGCGAGGGCTAGAACATGAGCTATAAACCGAAAAATAGACAGGCAAGAATTGATCAAAACAATGATACGTATGGAGCTGTCAGTGACCTAAAAAAAACAGTTAGAAAACTGATTCGAGACGGTTTCACTGTATTAAAAATGAGTTTTGATGGTAAAGGTTTGCCAAAAATACAAATTCAAAATTGCAAACATTGCTGCACCCTGGGCGGTGCAATGTTTCGCACTGAAAATAATGCCCAGGGAAAGAAATTCACATGGCAGAAAATGTTAAACAACTGCCGGATCGAATGGGTCACAACAGGAGAATTAAAATGAGCAAAGAGCATCAAGTACCTGATGGATACAGAATGAACGCGAAAGGCAATCTTGTTGCCTTAGGTAATATCAAGCCGATTGATGATCTGCGAGATAAAACCGTGCTTGAAATGGTCTGTAAGGCCAGAGTCATGCAGCAACAGCTGTTAAAGTTTAAAAATGAGCTAATGGATGATATCGAAACATTTTTGGACGTGTCTTTTGAAGAATTTGGCGTAAAAAGAGGTGGCAATAAAGGCAATGTGTCGCTCATCTCTTTTGATGGAACAAAAAAAGTGCAGCTGGCAGTGGGTGAAAGGATCTCATTTGATGAACGCTTGCAAGTTGCAAAGCAGTTGATCGATGATTATTTAAAAGATCTCACTAAAAACTCCCCAGATGACATAAAAACCATAATAACACAGGCTTTTCAAGTCGATAAAGAGGGTAATATTTCGACTGCTAAAGTGCTTTCCTTGCGCCGACTAGACCTAACTGATCATCGTTGGCTGGAAGCGATGAAAGCCATTGCTGAGTCTGTGACGGTTGTTGACTCTAAAAATTACATCCGTTTTTATTCGCGCAAGGACAGCAGCGCGAAATGGCTCACTATAACATTGGATATAGCAGCATTATGAGACGATCATGGAATAAAAAAACCATTGCACAGCTTAGACTGCTGGCTAAAACAATGAATATAGAGCAGCTGGCAGATGAATATCTCTGCTGTATTGTCACAATCAGGAGGGTCTGTAATCAGCACTCAATACAGTATAAAAAACTGCCTACAGGCCGACGCAGAAAACAGACATTGAGTGCTCAAGAAAGTCTTTCGTTATTTAAAAACCGTTATTTTAAAGAACCAATTAACCAATTAATCACAACAAACTGGATATTACGATGAACAAAGCAGAATTAATTACAACTATCGAAGAAGTGGCTGAATTGCATAAAAAAGAAGCTAAAGCCGCACTGGATGCCGTTTTAGACGCGATCACAGTGTCGTTGCAGCAGGGCGAAAAAGTTACCTTGCCTGGCTTCGGTACTTTTGAAGTGCGTGAACGTGCAGCCCGTACTGGCCGTAACCCTAAAACTGGCGAAAGCATTCAGATTAAAGCATCAAAGAATCCAGCATTTAAGGCTGGCAAGGGGTTAAAGGAGGCAGTCAATGGCTGAGCTTAGTGATATTTACAATGATGGTTTTCAAGACTTTTTAAATGGTTTAGAGAAAGTTGAAAACCCTTACTCCTTCATCCGTGAAATGGATATAGCATGGTTTAAGGGCTGGAGTGCAGCAGCTTCAGATCACCCGGATGCACTGTTAACTAACTAAGCGAAACCTGAGCATATTCTCGGTACTGAGAATATGCTCAGGTCTACCCATCGTTGTGGATGGGTACTGATGAGCAGCTTAAAAAGGAAAATGATAATGGCACAAGCAAAGTACAGTTTTTATGACACCAGAGGCAAAGCATGTATTGATTGCTCTGAATGTAAGCGTGGCGGCAATGGTAATACCACTGATGATGAAGAATGCAGCTGTGGTGCAAGAATAACCAAAGGAAATAAAGGCTACTGCTTTTGTGGTGAATTAATGGATGGGCTGGAGATTCCAAAATGAGTACCGAAAAAATACTCGAAAAAATCAAAAAATGTCTGCGCCTGGCGATGTCAGACAATAGCAATGAAGCTGCTACTGCCCTGCGTCAAGCACAGAAGTTAATGGAAAAATACAATATCAACCAGGATGATGTGGACTTGTCCAATGTTAAAGCAGCCTATAGCACTGTTGGTAAAACCCAAAAACCACCCCGCTGGCAGAATCAGTTAATCGGTGTTATTTGTGATGCTTTTTGTGTAGAAGCAATTTATCAATTTAGTTACTTTGAGGGCATGACTGTTAAGTTTATTGGCATTAAAGCAAAGCCAGAGATAGCCTCCTTTGCATTTGTTGTTCTATATCGTCGGCTCAAAAAAGACCGCGCGGTCTATATGAAAAGCTTAAAGCGTTATAAACGTGCCAACAAAACAAGAAAGGCCGATTTATTCGCTGAATCATGGGTCTATGCAGTCCACAGCAAAGTGAGCAAGCTTGCTCAGCCTAAAGAACATACCGAGCTAATAGACCGCTATAAAGAGGGTAAGCATAAGGATTTAAAGGATATAAAGTCCCGTAAGCATAAGATTAAAGGCAATGATGACGATGCCTTTGCAGCAGGCCACTTGGCTGGTAAACAAGCACATTTAAACCACCCCATGAAAAATACCGAGAAAAAGCAATTAACGGGAGGCAATTAATGGGAATGCTAACAAAAGAACAACAAACACAAATTGAGCAGGATCTACAGCGACAGCACCATAAAGTCTACCTGCGTTGCGATGACTATTTAGTGGTTGCAGAATTTCAGCAAACCGGAAAATACACTCTGGGCATTGCAATCTTTGTTAATAATGTCTTTAAGAGCAAATGGTTTAATCCTGAGAGCCCATCAGAAGAAGCACTGCGCTTTTTTAGACCCGTTACTCTTGCGCTTTATAAATCGGCAGAGATAAAAAAACTGGAAAAGGTTTTTGGTAAGCATGAATCTAAAAAAAGAGGTTTTTACAAAAAAATGACGCTATACAAGGAGTGGTTAAGGCCAAAACCGTTTATTCGGCACATCTTACGCAATAACGAAAGCGTAGAAGTGATCACTTGTGATGAATACATTGACAGCATAGCGCAGCTAAAAGGGCAGGAAAATGAGCAGAACAACTGAACTAGCCCAGATCCATATCGCTAAAAAGCAGTTGGGTATGGACGACGATACATATCGCGCCATGTTGCAAAATATAACCGGCAAAGACTCCAGTAAAGATATGGACATTACAGACCGCTACAGAGTGCTGGCACACCTAAAAAAAGTCGGTTTTAAACCCAAACGCGGCAAAGCAAGCATCAATGATCAGCGAACAAAAATCCATGCACTCTGGTCAGCTATGGCAAAAAGCGGCTTAATCAAAGACGGCAGCACCACCGCACTTAATCACTGGGTCAAGCGAATGACAGAAAAATTTAACCAGGGCAAAGGGATTGAGTCCGTCACCTGGTTAACCAATACCCGCACTGCCCAGAGAGTGCTGGAGTCATTAAAACAATGGCAAAAGCGTCTGGAACAGGCAAGAGTGCAGGAACAAAAATAATGTTTACTCCTGGTATACAGCCTGACTACCTGCCTCAATCCATTATTGACTTAATAGACGTAATTGGCCTGCAAGATGCCCTCACTCTGGTAGAACAGCGCGGCGGTGCCTGGATTGATGTGCCGGTCAAAGCCAAACCAGACAGTGCTTTAGTGCAGCACATTGGTTTTGAGTCCCTGCAAAAATTAGTCAGAGTATACCAGGGCACACGGGTAGAGATCCCCCGCTGCCATGCCGCACTCAAAGCCATGCAGGAAGAAGAAATTATCAGCGCAGCCCAGGCTGGTGAAAGCAATGTCAGCCTGGCATTGCGCTTTGGCTATACAGACCGGGGAATACGTAAACTAAGACGTCGAGTCAATGCCAGACAGGGCATTAAATCCGCACAACAGGAGTTATTTTAAAATGAAAAACCAACAAATGGATCTAAATAATCATCTTTTTGCTCAACTGGAACGATTGAGTGATGAAAAACTGACAACAGAAGAATTACAGCATGAAGCAGAGCGTTCTAAGGCGATTATCGGTGTTGCAAAAGAAATTATGAGCGAATCAGATAAAGCTTTGAGAGATTTTAATGATATTCTACAAGCTGAAAGTAATGAAAAAATTAAAAAGGCAATGCAGTACTTTATAAAATCAGATGATGTTTTTAGACGAGTTTTTATGCACTCGAGTGGGTTTGCTGGTGAGCTTACCGCTAAAAATCTTAGAAATCATTTTGATACTATGGATTTAATGGATGTTATTGATGATGTTATTGATGATTTTGAGTTTGAACTTGGTATTGAGCAGTGAAAGAACATAACACCCGTATTAC